GCCGCCGGTAACGCGATTGGAGAGTGAGAAAGAACGCCTGCTGTACTTCCTACAACAGCCTGGTTGTTCACCGTAGCTGCAGCAGTAGGTATAGTCAGAGCTACTCCGCCACTTCCCCCTTGTATATCTTCTACTATTATTTTTGCCATTTTTAGCTCCTTAGCTGCTTGTATCCCAAGATACGGTGTTTACTGTTGTTTCTAATCCCATTAAAGTCCAGGCGTGACTACTTCTTCGTTTAATTTTATCTCCTGCGTTCATCATCATAGGATATTTATTTTCAAATCCGGTACTAGTATGATAAAAAGCCCCGTTAAATAAAGCCCCATTATTTCCCATTGTTGAGTGTAAAGCAATAGAAGCTGCTGAAGGAGTATAGGTATAATCACTATTGCCACCAGTAGTATAAGACAGTATCCACCCCTTAAATATTTTACCCGCCGGAACAGTATATTCAATAGAATCACTGGACATATTTATCCAAATTGCTACTTCGTTTGGAGAAGTTGTTGTTACCACCCCCGCCTGTGCTACTGTATCATAAGCCATTATACATCTACCCCCATTGCTGTAACTGAGATAGCATTTGTAGCATCTTCATTCTCTACATAGATTGCATCCCCATCCGATAAAATTATCGCTTTTTGTTCATAAGGAGTCACTGCTCCTTTTGCTATTATTCCTGCTACAGCTGCCTGATCGTATACGTCTGCAGTAACTGTGGTAGAAAAAGAATATACCACACTTTTTGAACTTGCTGCCACATAATAATCAGTCTCAGTGGTACCTCTTGTTCCTAATTTACTAGCATTTACCATTTGATATGCATCTGGTATATAGGTGCTGCTTTTTTCTGCCCAAGTAACTAAATCATTTGAAAAATATTGTTTTCCGTTTTGACAATGCGCTGTCCATAACGAAGCTGCTAGACGCATAGGTTTGCTCATTAGTCCTGATACTGTATCTGGAACACTTGCTACTTTGGTCATCATTCCCGCTGTTATACCAGTAGCAAAACTTTCATTATAAGTATTGCCATTCGTTGCTTCATATCCATATAATTCGTTAACATGTATCTCAAAAATTCCTGACTCAGCAGCATAACTAGTCCCCATTGTTGGAAGGGGATTGGCGCTGTATGAGCCACTATTATCCCAGAAACACACGTAATATTTATCAGTATTAGGATTATATTTTACCCATTGTAGTTTTTGGTAAGAGGCCGACCCTAGATAATGCATAATATGATAATAAGTACTACCGCAATAGGTAGTCACGCTAATTGATCTATGAGCCCTGGTATCCTTATTGTCCATAGTGTCAGCAGCAAAAAACTTTTTCATAAATTTAAAGCCAAAACGGGTATTGTACTCGCCAGCATGACCTACAAATAATCCATGATCACAATCTCCGTAAGTACCATAAACACTTCCATGCCCATGAGTATCATAACTTCTGGGATCACTTCCATTCCAATTATTGTTACTCCATACCCATAGACCGCTATTAGAAGATCTATCACCTTCAATATAAGCACCCGTACCACTAGGACTATTTTCATCCCACCATTTCATAGTATTATAACCTTGGCTGTGCACTCCAAATTGAAGTCCTGTCCATACATCATAAAAATTAATCCTATTATAATATCCAGGGGTGAACGATGTTACGGTTCCATAAGTACTAGCGTCAGTAGCGGGAGCGCTGGCAGTATAATAATCACTACCACCACTCTGGTAACAACCATACCACTTCTTTAAATCTGAGAAAGGCATTTTTGAAATATCTTCAATATGACACCAAGTACCCGCATCATTTCTCAAAACAACTCCTCTAGCTTTATTTTGATTATAAGCATTAGGATTTTCAAAATAATAAGGATCATACTGAACTTGCCGCATCCTAACTTGATAATTCGAATCACTAGTTCCGTAATAAACTCCTCCACCCGGCCCTCCAAGGCCCATAGGTTGCCTATCAAAAGATATTGCGCTCCATGGCTGATCCCTTAGATCCCTACTTGACTGAGAGCACCAATAATGCCCAGGACTCCAAGCTTGTCCCATAATTTCTGATGTTTGTTTCTGTCCTATACTAAGATGTAGTAGACTACCCGATCCAGCATTGCTTTGTATATCTAGGGGGGCTTGACCAGTCGCTAGAGTTCCATCAGCATAATAGTCTGCTGTCAAAGTATGATTAGTGCCCGCAGTAACAGTAGTAACAGAAGTGGGTACAGTAAAATTCTCACTAGTTATCTTTACATTTAATTTAGGCGCCGACCCCGAAACTTGACTACTAGCTAACAAAGTAATTACTTGTGCATTACCAGTAGAGTTCCTATATAATTGAGTCGCAGCTCCTGCAGCTATACTGCCTGATGCCAATCTTCCAGTTGCCATTTTACATTCCCCCTAAAAATATTAATTTTCCTAAACTAGGCCCTGTATAAGTATAGGCACCTGTTGAATTATTATATGAAAAAGAACCTTCTCCACCTGCGTCTGTCGCACTAAAATCTGTCTTGCGTAACGATATTGCTGCCGATGCCGCCTCTGCTGCTGAGGCTGGAGTATCACCCAGTCCTTGCATTGTATCAGTTATAGTAACTGTAGCAGCATCTCCAACATATCCTGTTTCAAAAAATACATGATTACTCTTAGATTCAGTCGCAATCATATATTCTTCATTACTAGCAATAGTAGCAAGTTCAGAAACCCAGACTTCTGCAGTTCCAAACCATTCCCAAACTCCTGCTACTGTTGTATTATTTGGTATAATATCTACTCCCTTCCAATATACTGGAGCATCAAAAGTATCTGTTACTTTATAAGTAGAAACTGAAGAATCTAAGGCTAATTGAACGTCAGACTCAATATTATCCAGAAAATTTATTATTCCACCAGCGTCTGCTAAGTCTCTTGCTCTACTCATGACTACTCAGCATTAAGCGCGTCAATTTGCGCTTGTAACTCGGCAATTCGTGCCACTTTAGGGTCAACCCAACCTGCAATTGCAGCCCAATCTGAACCGTCAAAAGTGTAGCGATTGCCCTCCCAATCTTCTGGAGGAGTGACCTCTAGATGCAAAGTTGCATTACTAGAGTTCATATCTCCGATATAAAAATCGGGGCTAGGTTCATCACCTACTGTGATTTTATCCGCTGCTACTACTACACTTTTATCATTTCTAAAAATGTAAGGTGAGCGTCCTGTGTCGTTAAATGTTAATGTTTTCATTATGAATCTCCTGTTAATATTAATGAAGTTGTTGATATTGCTTTCCCTATTTTTACAGAGGGCGTTCCTGCTGTAGTAGCAAAGGTTCCATCACCTTGTGCATAATAATTTGAGCCTATAGTAAGACCTGTTAAGTTAGTTGCTGTTCCACCTTGAACTATAATACTACCAGATCCAGAAGAGGCAATGGCTTCTTCTGCGATGCCAAGAAATTTAGCGGCGGTAAGGTTAGTAACTTCTGCCACACCCGTTGTTATAACAGTAGCGTTACCCTTACCTGTATTCACCGCATACACCGCTACAAATTTGTTGTTCGAGGTATCATAAGCCATACCGTTTGGATTCGGGGCAGCACCGGGGCCGGGTTGGTAAATAATAGCTGTTTCAAAAGAGATAGAAGTGCCACTTACTGTCCCTTCTATAGCCGTACCCGGATCATTAGTGACATCTTGGTCGTTGTAAATAATAACGTGTTTTTCTGTGTCTGGGTCATAGCCGCTAGTAATACTCTCTGTATCACCGTTGTTATTAAAAATAACTGCTGTCCCATAGGAAGGGGTTGTACCTGTTATGGTAACAACAACGGCATACCCCTTATTGAGAGGGACGTTGTAATAAGCAAGGACTGATTTATCGGCAACAGGATCATAAGTGACCCCAAGTCTAGGCTCGCCCCCAGTGTGAATACTTGCGCTGATAAAGGTAACAGCCGACCCAAAAGCGGGTGTTGTTCCAGTGACAGTAATAACTACCGATGAACCGTAATTACTGGCAAGATTATCTCTGAACGCAACAAAGAATTTATCAGCGGTAGAATCATAACAAACCGTGGGGTTATAAGAATAAGTCCATCCAGAGGAGACTTGAGTACCAAACGATATAGCGGTTCCACTCACCGTCCCTACAATCACCTTCATTGTATCTGTATCACCATCATCATTATAACAAATAAGCACTTGGCCATTGCCAAACGCACAATTAATATCTGTTGTCGCTCCTGATTCAAACTCTACAGCAGTCCCATACGAAATAGAGGTTCCTGAAACAGTTCCTACAATCGCCTTTCCTTTATTTGAATCAGCCTCATCCCTATACGCAATAACCATTTTATTATTGGTAGAATCAAAAGCTATTGATGTCATATGTCCTATCGCTCCAGAGCTAAATACAACAGCAGTTCCCCATGACGTTGTTGTGCCACTCACGGTCGCTACAATACATAACCCCGCAAAAGTTGGGGTGGCATAGTAATCGCTGTAAGAAACAACAACTTTGTTATTAGACGAGTCATAAGCCACAGCTACCCCACCAACGCCAGGATCGCCGTTCCACTCAACTGGAGTTCCTGCAGAAAAAGGTATTTCAGCAGTCGTTCGCACCACCTGAGTAACTGTTCCATTACTTTCTAATATAACAGGTTTACCCGCAGTAATAGCTGCGCTAGCAGTAGCCGTTAAACTCTTTGCAACTGCACCTGTTTTGACTAAAGTTGCTAAACTACTCATGATCGATACTCCAGACTAAGAGCTGTAGCAGATAGAGCTTTACCCAGTTTAACAGCAGGACTAGTACTAGTTGTATTTATAGTAGAGTCTCCTTGGGTGTAGTAATCAGTACCTGGAGTTAAACTACTTAATCCCGCAGTTGCAAGACCTCCTTTAATTGATATACTTCCCACAGCTGTATCAGCAATAGCTTCATCCGCTATTCCGAGGAAATTTGCTGTGGTAAGATTTGTTATACTAGCCGCTACTTGATAAACGATTGTGTACATGTAATTGTCTATTAAATCTCCTACAGTAGCTGCAGGTACATGTATAAGAACCACCACACCATTTTTAGTATTACAACCCAGTATTTTATACCCGCCAGCATTGTCTGTATAAAGCCTTGCGGGTGAGGTGTAACTCAGAGTTGTTCCGCTTAATGTAGCGAGTACATAATGTGGTAAATTAGAACTAGTTGAACCAGCGTCAAGAGAATAAGCAATAACTGTTTTATTTGCACCATCTCCAGCATAATGGCAACTATGTCCCTTTTCCCCCGTTCCTGTTGACACACTTGAATAAGTAGTTGGAGTTCCAACAGTAACAGTGGTGCCAGACACCGATATTACAGCTGCTTTTCCATATTTAGGAGAAGCTTGATCAGTCCAAGTTACTATACCTTTTTTAGCTGTTGTATCATACGTGGTGTAAAGTGCAAACACACTAGCGCTATAAAATGAATTGTCTGTTCCCAAAGTAATAGCTGTTCCAGAAACAGAAGCTACTCTTGCATGTCCTGTATTCTCATTCCATACCAGGACAGTTTTTCCTACATTGGAGTCATAATATGAACTTAAATTATCATTATTATTACTTGACGTAAATTGGACAAAAGTACCATAACTAATTGAAGTTCCAGAAACAGTGCCCACTGCCACTTTTCCTCCGTTGGGATATTGTTTGTTCATTACTACCATCTTTCCTGCACCAGGGTCCCAACTAACATAAGTTCTAGGGGTCCACACTGAGGAGGAAACTACCCCTGTACCGAAAGAAATAGAAGTTCCAGAAACTGTACCAACAACACACCAACCATAGTTTGCACCACTGCCCCCACCTTGACTATATGAAATTACAATCTTATTATTAGTACCATCATGTGCAGCACATAAAACTTCATCTCCTGCAGTACTTAAAAAAGCTGCGGGAGTCCCCCATGATATACTATCTCCAGAAACTGTTCCAACTGCTGCAAAGCCGTATTTATCAGAACTTCTCCACCATACCGCTACAACTTTATCATTGGTACTATCATAAGTAATAAAAGGACCATGGTAAGCCTCGTATGCAGTCGAAGCTACATTTTCAGGATCACCTAAATCTTCACTATAAACAGTTTCACCAACTTGAGTTACTGTTCCAGCGCTATTAAGAATAACAGGTTTACCCGCAGCTACAGCTCCACTAGCTGTGAGTTCTGCTGTCTTGCCGGGAAGCAATGTATTACCTGTTAAAGTACTCATCCTGTATAATCCTTAATATTAAGTTTAGTTGCTGAAATCGCTCCACCTAATAATTGTTGTAATGTTGAATTATCTGAATCAGTTGTAGTTATAGCTCCAGTATGTTGAGCATAATAATCTGAACCAATAGTCATGCCAGATTGAGTATTATTTACGCCTCCCCAAGTATTAATCAATCCAACTTCTCCATCAGCAATTGCGTCTGTTGCTACTCCCATTAAATTAGTAGCGGTTAAATTAGTTGGCTTATTTGCCATCTTAAACATCCATACACGCCCATAATTAGGATTAGTTGGAGCAGCGGCGTTATCATATGCAGTCGCCATATAAATAACCCCACTTGATATATCAAATTCTGCAGATTGCGAGACGCGCATATATTCTGTTGTGATATTATAATTTGCGTGTTTTGTTATAGTCGTACCTGTATAGGAACACCTAGATACACGCAATTGCAGATTGGGACTAAGCCCTGACTCGGTAAAAACTACTGCAAATTCTCCAGCCGTTGTAGGATTTGGGTTAAACCGTATATGGCCTCCCCCAGAGGCCCAATCTTCATCAAAAATTGTGGTGGGAGTACCCCAAGTAATGGTTGTCCCAGATACTGTGCCTACAAGAACTTTAGAAGGATAGGCAGACCCCGTGTATACTGCACCTACTACAATTTTAGTATCATCATTTGGATCCCAATCTGCACCGATTACACCATCACCATTATTAGCGGAATAAAAAGTATTAAAGCTACCAATGGTTACAGACCTATCACTGTTTACAGTAGCAATAGCCACAGAGGCGTAGGGAGCGGCATTTGCTCTTGCACCCGCTAGAATAATTTTTCCAGATTTATTAGATCGAGTTGCAGTACCAAGTTTATCCCACCTAGCATACGTGGCAATTTGGGCACCTAGTGATATAGTACCATCTGTCGCGATGGATCCCCCTCTATAATAACCGTTATTTGCTGAATCGTGATATTGAGCGAGAAAATACCCTACTTTAGTATGATCAAAAGCCATTTCAGCATTAGTCATTTTCCCCCCAGTAGAAGCATAATATTGAGCAGCACCACTAGCATGAACAGTAACTGTTGTTCCTCCCGAAGATCCTAAAGTTAAAGCTGTGAAGCCGCTGTATCCCATGCTGGACCCGCCATAGAAAGACATTAGAACTCTATTTTCATAAGTGGGGTCAAATTGAGCAATAGGATAATTACCCCCAGCACTACCACTATTTAGCACTACCGCTGTTCCCCAAGTAATTGTATCTCCTGAAGTAGTGCCTACTCGACACATGGGCTTTTCAGCACTCTGCGGCGAATACGTATACCCTACTATAAATCTTCCTGTATTAAACGGGTCACATGAAATACTATATTCAACTCCATGAGTTGCTTCTTGAATTATACTAACATCTCCATAACTGGAATCAAGTGCAGTCGAACTTCCAGAAATCTCAGTAACCGTTCCCGTACTATTCAGAATAACAGGCTTACCGGCAGCAATTGCTCCGCTAGCCGTAAATTCTGTCTTGTTCTGACCCCCTCCTGGAGGACTCAGTTCGGAAAGACTGGTCACTTATACGCTCCATCCTATTGTCGAATTAATATATGTCATTGTAATTTCAGCCCAGTTTTTATCAAAAGTTAAATCTGTTGCGCTACTCGCAATCTTTGAACTGTTACGGGCCACTGTAAAAGCTGCTGCTCCTGTACCATCTTTAACTGTTACGTTATCTCCCGCACTTGGAGAAGCAGGTAGTGTTAAAGTTATAGACCCCGCAGTTGCAATAATAAATTCTCCACTTGACATAGTATAGTTTACACCTTTTAAAGTGGGATGCGCTTGTTTAGAATTTAATTGTGTTTGAATAGCAGAAGTAACTCCATCTACATAATTAAGTTCTGTTACTGTAGGAGCTACTGCTACTCCTCCAATTTGAAGAGCTGTACTAGCATTAACAGTAGGTGCAGTAACCGTTCCCGTAAATGTTGGGGCAGAATCTAACTGAACATATCCTGCTGCTCCTAATGTATAATAACCAACAGATGTCCAAGCTGTGGAACCGTCTCCTACTTTAAGTTTTTTAGTATCAGTTTCAAAACCAATTTCTCCAGTGGCCATTGTAGGATTAACACTAGTCCAATTAGCTGCTGTATCTCGTCTGATTTGTATAATATTAGCCACCGGCTGCTCCTCCATCTGTTGTTTGTACGCTTGTATAAGTTGAGCCCGCTGCTCCACCGTCTAAAGTAAAAATTTGTACTGCTAATTCACTTGTTCCAGCAAAAGCAATTACTTGTATAAGATCTCCAGCAGCAGCTCCTGTGGCCAATGTTATGCTAGTACCATTAGTTGCAGTTACATCTGTTCCTACAATTAATTTAATCCCATTCAAATATACATCTACAAGTCCTGCTGTATAAGTAAGTCCTGTAACAGTTGTTTGACCGGCTGATGCAGTACCCGTAGTTTTTACATAAGTAAGACCAGCCTCATGCTCATGAACTATTAAATTTGCTAAGTCTCTTGCTCTAGTCATAGTTTATTCCTTCGGGTGTCTCGCTTTAATTGCGTTAATAGCATCAACCCAAGTTGTCGTACCATCCCTCTCATCATCGAATTGCATCTCGAATTGATTTAAGTTGTCGTATTCTGCTTTCCTATCTTCTTTATATTTAAGTCTAAGTCGTTCTGCTACCATAGCGTTTGCTTCAGCTTCTGTCACATCGGCAGCCGCCTCTTCTTCAGCTGTATAAGGAAACCTTCCCTCTTCTGTTTGATAATATCTAGTCATAATTTACTCCTATGATTTTGCTAGTCCGTAGAATTTAAAAGTTCCTGTCATAGTACCATTCGATAATTTGAATCTTATACCAGTGAGGGCATTTGTTGCAACTACGGAAGGACTTGCTCTAGACTTGATACAAGCGTGCGTTTCTGACCACTTGTTATTATAAGGCATAATTCCAGTTGAGCGACTATAACATGATTTTTGCTCAGAGCCATTTACATTAGGTAGATAAAGAACACCACTAAAACCCTCGCCAGTGTTATTAGACATACAGCCACCTATGATTGGCTTTATGCGGGTGGCAGGACTAGCGACTGTTCCGGCGCTCGAACCCGAGATTGATCCCGATCCAAGCGTCATGACACGTTGTAAGTAGTGATAACACTCGGACGTACTGTTAGTGCCTGTTCCTTCTGCATGCCATACGGAACCCATTTTGAAATAACAGTAGAAGTCGTGCCCAGTGTATGAGCCTTGAATATCATTGAATATAACCATATAGTCATCATAAGTTGATGAAATACCGGTATAATCAATTTGGTTTGCATTAGCAGTAATAGTGGATAAGTATGTCCAACCACTCCCACCGCCACCACCGGCGTCTGCCCAAGCTATATCTGTACCATCACTAGTAAGAACTTGATCAGCTGTTCCTTTGGTAAGAGCTGTGGTTGCTGCCGAAGCGTTTCCATAAATAATAGAACCTCTAGCTAAACCATCTAATTTATTTAATTCAGCCGCAGTAGATGTTATGCTTAAATCTGACAAATTAGATACTGTACCTTTAGTATCTATCTGAGTTTGAATAGCTGACGTAACTCCATCTACATAATTTAATTCGGCTGTAGTAGCTGTGACCCCATCTAGTTTATTTAGTTCCGCAGCTGTGGAGGTTACACCATCTAGTATGTTTAATTCTGCTGTAGTAGCTGTGACCCCATCTAGTTTATTTAGTTCCGCAGCTGTGGAGGTTACACCATCTAGTATGTTTAATTCTGCTGTAGTACTTGTAACTCCATCTAATATGTTTAACTCAGGCGCCGTTGATGTAACTGCAGCACCTCCAATCTGTAATGCCGTACTAGCATTGATTGTTGGCCCAGTTACCGTTCCTGTAAATGTAGGACTAGCTAAAGGCGCATACCCTGTTGTTGCCAATGTATAGTAGCTAGCAGAATTCCAAGCCAAGGCTCCTGTACCTAATTTAAGTTTTCCAGTATCAGTTTCAAGGCCTAATTCTCCACTGGCTAAAGTGGGATTAGCACTAGTCCAATTGGATGCAGTATCCCGTCTAAGTTGTATAACATCAGCCATTGGCATCTCCTCCGTTTATTGTTTGTGCTGCTGTGTAAATTGTTGTAGCACTTCCACCATCTGCTTTAATAATGTGTGTTGAAACAGAATCCCCCGCAATAAAAGCAACTACCTGTATGAGATCACCGACAGCAGCTCCAGAGGCCAAGACTATACTTGTTCCATTAGCAGCAGTTACATCTGTTGGTATAAGTAATTTAACTCCGTTTAGATATACGTCTACAAGTCCTACTGTATAAGTAAGACCCCCGACGGTTGTTTGATTTGCTGTTGCAGTAACAGTAGTTTTTACATATACACTATTACCACCACCTGCTGTTCCAATTTCTACAATTGAATCAGAGCCATCATTTTTCTTGATGAACATCTTACCGTCATAGGTGTTAATTGCAACTTCACCTAGGGCAAGTTGAGCAGTAGTAGGTTCAGCTCCCTCAGTACTAGACCGTCGGAGCTTAATAATTTGTGCCATATGGCCCTCCTAACTTCGCGTATACACGCTAGAGTATGTTAGAATGTGCCCCCATCGACTGTACTTGTCCATTCGGGGACACCGGAGTTAGATACGAGTATATACCCGTCTGCTCCTGCTGCTGTAGCGGCAATGCCGCCAGTTCCTTGACCGTATAAAATACCATTTGATGTTAAGGTACTACGTCCTGTTCCACCATCTGCTACGGTTAAATCTGTGATTCCTGTTACAGTTCCACCTGTAATCGCTACTGCACTATCTTCTAAGTGAGCAACAATAGTTCCTATCGCGTATCCTGTTCCGCCTGTATTTACAGTTGTAGTAGGAGCCGCTTGATTATCTTTAAATAATTTCCATTTCGTGTCAGTCGCATCTCTAAATAATCCAGAGTATGCATCTTGTGAGCCAGTAGTATCATGTAATCCGTAAAAACCAATATCTACAGTATCTGCTGCATTATTACCAGACGCTAAAGCAAATAGTGGATCTTCAACAGTAGTATTTGTAGTATTAATAGTAGTAGTTGTACCATTTACTGTGAAATCTCCAGTAACAATTAAGTGTCCAGAAGTAGTAAGAGTCGTAGTAGTAATGTCATCTGAAACCAAGGTCCCATCTACAGTAACATTATTAAAAGTTACATTACTAGAAGTTGCTACGGCCTGGCCAATACTAATTTGCCCACTACCAATAGCTACACCAGTACCCGATGTAATATGCGCCCGGACTTCTGCTGCACTTGGGCCGGTATACGTAAATACGCCCGTAGAGTTATTATAAGCAAAAGACCCATCACCTCCTGCGTCTGTTCCACTTACTAAACCTCTTATTTCAGCGTCTGTTTTACCATTAAATGTTATAGCATTATCAGCAACAACAGTATCAATATTATCTCCACCGGTAAATGTTAATGTTTCCCCGGTATTAAATACATCATTTGTTCCCGTATCGGCTGATAATGTAAATGAACTCGATGCAGGCGCCGACCAAGAGGCTTGTCCAGAGCCATTAGTTGTAAGTATATATGTATTAGTACCATCTGCTTGTGGCCATTTTACCCCATCAAGTACAAGGTCTCCAGAGCCATGTGGAGCAATAGTAAGATCACCATTAGTATCACTAGAACTAATAGTATTGCCATTAAAAGTTATATTATCAACATTTAATATATTTAGCTTACTACTAGCATCTACTATTAGAGCACTGGAAGCTGTCGTAGTACCTGCAGTATGGTCAAGCATATCCATAAACAGCTTACCACCAATTACATCTACAGCGGAATCTCCTGGATTTCCAACAAATAATTTATCGCTGCTAGAAGAATATGCCATCTCTCCTTTGGAAAGGGTAGACGGTACGGCCGTGGTATTACTTCGTTTAATTTTTACTATTTGTGCCATAGGATTACTCTATTAAGCTAAAAAGCTCCTGCATCAACTATGTCTGAATCTCCGGGTGGGGTTCCAAGCATTATTGGTGCCCACTGAAAAACTCCAGTTGATGTTTCTCTGTAAATTTTAAGTTCATCGTCATCTGTATCATACCATATGTCACCTTCACCCACAGTAACTCCTGTAGGTACGGCAGCTTGTCTAAAATTCTGATCTGCTAGTTGTTCTAAGGCTCCTTGTACAGTTGTTGCAGTTATGGAACCATATGCTGTACTAGATACTCCTGCAGCTTCTGTGCTAATTATAGGTATAGAGGTGTTAAAAACCTCCAAAGTAGTAGCAGTACCAGAAGCCACTACACTTGTTGTATCTTCTGTTATTGATATTGATATTGTCATTACCTAGTTACCTCTGGGGTTAAAATAACAGACCCCTGCATTAATCTAGCGACTATCACATCATTACTAGTATATAGTTCTAAATCGTAATAATATTTGCCTGGAGATATAGCAGAAGAAGTAGCATTAGGAAGTTCCATTTTTACTGTACCCCCAGTAGCATCAGTAACAGTACAAGCAAAAGTAGCGGCTACAGCGGTAGCACTTTTAGTAGCTCTCATCTGCGCTCTAGCTGAGTAACCAGTAAGATTCTTTACAACACCTGCATCGCTTATAACTAAATCAATAGCAAAGTCTGACCCCTGATCTATTGTTAGGTTATGATTTGCCGCAGTCATTGAAATTCTCCATGCTGTAATTATAACAAACCTGACATTTTAAGTCAAGAATTTTTTTTAATAGGTGGACTACCTAGGTTAGCTAGCATAAGCTATCTTCAGTATATCAGTTGTAGAGTTGTGATTCTAAACCAAAAAATTATTTTTCTATAGTGTTATCCACACATGTATATACAAGCGATTTGCGCTGTGCTACTTGCAGAAGCAAATGTTACCACTTCTCTAGCTTTTCCAACAGTACACGATCTAACAATATCATCATCTTGTTTCATACCCTTACCTATAGTAGAAGAAGAAACTATTAAATCTCCGATTTCTATATCTCCGTTCTCACCACAAACATTAACCTGGCCTTCTCCCACTGAATTCATTACTATAATAGTTTTGTTTGCTACTATTGAATCATGAGCGGGATCAATTATATGAGTTGAAGTTGTAGTTGCAGCGGGTCCCGTACCCACAATTGTAACTATTTCTTTTGCTAAAGGCGCGGGAACATGGTTAGGAGTTTCTTGAACAAATATACCTATTACAGATTTTTGACTGGACGAAGTAGAACGAGTAACATTTGTAATTACATCAGAAACAGATTTAGCATACGCAACTCCCTGATCTACAAGTATATCTCCTACTTCACAGGTTTCTGAATCTGACAACAAAGCATCGTGGCTTCCTGTAAAAGGTCCAATTGCACCAACATAATAAAGTGCATAAGCTCCGGTTGCTATTTTTACATAATTAGGTGTAGATGCCGCATCTTGAAACCAGCCAGCTTCAGTTGGTGTAGCCAATTTAGCATACTTTCCACTGTCATCTTGGAAGACACTACCATACAAATCATTGGCTAAGTCCGCCCTATTTTTATATGTTTCCGCCCCGATTAAAGCACTGTTGAAAAATAGCGCTGTAGATTGACCGGAAGTACTAGTTTGAGCCCCCAAAGCAAAAGTACCCCCACTGCTAAAGAAAAGAGCTGCAGCCGTACTACTGCCAACTGCTGTTGCTCCTATTACTGTCTTATAACCAGTTACTCCATATTCTGTAGTCCCATTAAATGCAAATTTATTAGATGTAGATCCTATTGTATTATTATCTGTTTCGAACTTTTCGCCAGTTATTGTACCTGCTTGTATTCTAGCGGCACTAAGATATCCAGTTTGAATTACGCCCCCAGAAATATTAGTTACATTGGCGTTTACAGCCGCATTCGCTGCAGATAAAGTAGTCTTAGTATTAGCTACAGCATCATTAGTCCAAACTGCATCATTATTAAAAGTTGAAAGATTAGTAGTAGACGCATTATTTAAAGTAATATCTCCTTTTATATCTAGACCAGTACCGGTCCATTTCAAATAATTACTAGCATCTCCGATATTGAGCTTAGCCACATCACTACCAGATGCTTGTCCTATCCACCACCCCGCCGTGGTTGAGGCATATGTAGTTTTAGCTCCACCTATATATACACCTTGTCCTCCTTGTATGGCTGAACTAGTAATTGTCCAACCTCCGACCTTACCCGCCGCTTTATTTGCTAAATTTACTTCAGATGCAGTAGTCTTTTGATCAGCTACAGTATCATCTGTAAATCCTTCATCATTATCTAAATCTGAATTAGATTTACCGGTAATACTTATATGAGCAGCAAGTACTGTACCAGTTGTAATCTTAGCCCCATCAATTTCGGTTGTGCCGCTACTACCAAAAGAAAGCGCATTACCCGTACCAAGACCATCCTCTATTTTATTAGTTCCATCAAATCTAACCAAGCCTGTAAAATTTGTTGCAGTATAAACAGTTGAACCAAAATCTGGACTTGCAGTTCCACCGGCGGTTGTAGTTTCTTCAGCATTCCAATATACATAGTACATTTTTGAACCTGCAGTTCCGCCTGAAGCTGTAGGAGCTATTAAGCTCCAATTAGTAGTACCTGTACCTATAACGCCCCCTGCCATAACACCGGTAGAAAAAGTATAAGTTACACCTGAGTCACTAGGAGCCGGAGAAGGCGGGCTTCCTTGTTGAGTATTATAGTATAAATATCCAGTTGCAGTTTTTTTACCTACAGCTCCTGGATCTCCAGGGTCTCCATCCTCACCTTCTATTTTAGTCCAAGTATAATCTCCAGCAGTAATACTTTCAGTAGCCGTTGTTTTATTAAAAGCCATTCCTATATATGTTGTAGTACCTGCTGTATAAGTATCAGTTAAACCCGCTCCAGAAGCATTAGTTCCATATTTAACCCAAGTATAAGTTGTAACTCCATCCTCACCTTCTATTTTAGTCCAAGTATAATCTCCAGCAGTAGTACTTTCAGTAGCCGTTGTTTTATTAAAAGCCATACCTATATATGTTGTAGTACCTGCTGAGTAAGTATCAGTTAAACCCGCTCCAGAAGCGTTAGTTCCATATTTAACCCAAGTAAATTTGTTATCAGCATTTACTCCCTCAAGTCTACTCCAAGTATAATCTCCCGCAATAGTACTTTCAGTAGCCGTTGTTTTGCCGTAAGCATACCCTACATATGTTGTAGTACCTGCTGAGTAAGTATTAGTTAGACCTGCTCCAGCAGCACTAGTTCCATATTTAATCCAAGTATAGTATGTAGCTCCATCTTCGCCTTCAAGTCTACTCCAAATATAATCTCCTGCTGTAGTACTTTCTGTAGCGGCTGTTTTATTAAAAGCCATTCCTATATATGTTGTAGTACCTTCTGTATAAGTATCAGTTAAACCCGCTCCAGAAGCGTTAGTTCCATATTTAGTCCAAGTATAAGTTGTAGCTCCAACTTTCAAAAAAGGTATAGTAATTGACTGAGTAGATTGTAAATCAGTATTAGACTCATCTGATGCTTCTGTTATTGTAACAGTAAAATCCAAATCTACCGCCGGATCAGGAAATGCATCTACGAAATCTAATTCATAAACAAATTGTTTAGTTCCAGTATTAGGATTTTGAAAACTATCATGAGCACTTTGACTAATTTCTGAATTATTAAATCCAGTACCAGTTATTTTAAATTTAGGGCTGATAAATCCATTTCCAGTAGCAGTAAGTACAATATTAGTGTAAGAAGTAGTAAGAACTTCAGCATTATCAAAATTCAATAAATTTGGGGCAGCTTGTAAAGTAGCAATTCTGCTACGATTAAATACAGACTCATCTATAGTTAAATTGATTGGAAGTATTTTAAAAGTTCCTTCATCATTCCTTACAGCATAAATAGCTGCATCATAGTTTTTATCCGGAGTAAATCCTTGTACTTTAATAGCTGAATTTGTTATAGCAGTATCAAAAACTTTATCAATAGTTATAGATTCATTTGAATCTATAAAAGTAACTTTTGCTGCTTTTGTACTACTAAAATATATTATATCGTCGATAGCGTATTCAGTAGTAAAACTCGTTCCAGTTCCAATAACACTATTTGATCTTGCAACTACAGAAGCTGTTCCTGTTTTAGTTACAAAAGTTAGTTCAGGTAAATCTGTGGATTCTCCAGAATTTCCATCATCTGTATCATAAAAGTAACCTACGTTTAAATTATTAGTAGTAGAATAAACTAAATCTTCATATTTAATAAGTTTTAAAGGATCATTACTATCACTGGCATCAAAAACTATATAATGAGATTTATATTGTGCCTCCAGATCAGTCATTATACTAAAATTTTCTTCAGCTATATCACTACAATCTTGGGAGTATCTATTTGCGTGCCCATTTTGGAAACTTTTATACTGCTGAGGAGTACCTGCACTAGCAAAAGACCAACCTGTTCCAGATTCTGTTTTAAATATGCCCGCAGCAGTTATATAGCTATTTGTACTCATAACCCCGCCTAAGGGTATACCATAGTTTCTTGAAACTTCGTGATTTTGAATAGAATTAGATATTTGAAAATTCTTGACAACTTTTTTTGACTTATGTCCTTCTGTACTAACCGCACATATTCCAATACTATATATACCTTCAGGTAAGGCTATATTTCCAGAAGAATTTATAGTTGGATCGCATATATATGGAGACTCAATATTTGGAAGATTATGGTGTATTTCATAACCAGCTAACTGATCATAAACAGTACCATCCGCATCTTTTGAATGTTCCCAATGAATTCTTACATTTCGCATATTTTCATTACTTGGCATAATTAGTCTCCAATATCCACTCCCAGATTTGTGGGGGAGGGCACAAACACCGCCGGCGCCAATAGAGTATCTACATAAGGTCTCCCAAAGTCTTCATCAACAGCATCAAATTTTTCATTAAAATGTTCTACAGCAGTTATTCCAAATTCATTCTTTTTAGACTCAGTTATTCCTAATATTTTATACATTTTCTTAGAACCCTCTCGATCTAATCCACTAGACGTAACAGTTTCTTTTAATAACCAAATAGCCTCTCGATCAGGGGCATAAGAAAAAGCTGCAGATACTGTTAAAGATGTTACACTACCAGAACTTGTAGAAACTGTTTTACTTTGTACATGAGTATAAGGCGCCCAAACAATTTGAACTATAGTATCATCATCATCTTGAATATTAGAAGCAGTTTCTTCAGTATAAGATCCAGGAATAATATCTCCCATATTATATACTACTGTACTTATAGTTGCAGTATCTTGAGCTAAACGAGCGGCGGGTTCTTGAATAAGAACACTTAGTTCATAAACACTACCTGAATTTAATACAATTGTTCTATCTAAAGGTACTACAGTTGTACTAAGAGTTCCGGTAGTAGAAATTCTTCCACTATAAGCTGTATCATAACGGTCTGCATCTTGAATATTTATTATATCTCCAGGGCCTATAAAAGCTCCACTTATTGCTGTTTTAAAAGATACTACTTCAGTTTGATTTATAGCAGTCCATAATTTCCAACGCCCATAACGAGTAGCTTGTCCTATAGATGTCGCCCCAAATGCAACAGCTTCTTCTATAATTATTTTACCAGTTTTAACTATATTTTCTCTGTCTTCTACTAAAAGGGCTTCTGGTACATAATCATTGTCAGGATTATTCCAAGTAACTGCAACTTGATTAGATCTTAGTTTTGAACCTGTGCCCTCATAATTAAATTTTCCATCAATAACATTACCTTTTGTAAAATTATAGATTGGATCTCTTGCTTGATCTATTACTGGCAAGATATTACCTTCAGACCAGAACAAAATGGCTCGAAAAGTAGTAGCCATATCTTTTAAAACTTTATAGGCTTCAGTAGCTTTTGCAAGATAAATATTAGCTAAAAATCGTGGTTCTGTGCCTCCTTTTCCATCTGGAACTAATTCATCACAATATCTTGCAATTCTATATAATGCATATTTATCTATATCAGAAGTCTCTATCCAAGTACCTAAACCATATCTATTATGAGTTACAATATCATAAAAAACCCAGGCTGGATTATCTGTATATTGTAAGTCTCTAAAACTGCCGTCCCAATCCTGATCGTCAGTTGCATGAATTGCTCCATTAGAAGAAACTCGTCTATAATGAGCAATTCCATTAGTAGATTGATCCCTAGTAACATAATTACTGGGTATTTGTATCAATCTACCCTTACACTCATAACTTCTTTTAGGTATACTTTTAAATTGTTTTGCATTACATCTAACTTGCGCAAGAGCCGTATAAGGATGGTTAAGCCGTTCTCTTATTATACAAGTAGTACTTGTCCATACTGAATTTAAAATAACAGAATTATTTTGATCATAAGTTCGATCTTGCTTTGGACCAAGGTCATCTCTACTAGCTCTAGTAATTCTAATTTTAAAATCGTTAAAAGGTTTATAAGCATCTAAAGATATATCTTCTTGAAGAAAGAAAGAACTACTAGTTGCTGCAACATGATAGGTAAATTCTCCACTAGGATTTATATTATTAAAACTGCCGAAACCATCTCCCTTATCAATAGCTATTTCAATTAGATAAGCAGCAAGTCCATCATACCACTGCACTACGCCTTTTGATATTAATCCAGCGGGATAAGAAAAGACCATTTTAACCAAATCTACCTGACGTGCTGTTGAACTAGAAAGTGCCATCTGACTAGAAGTTTTTGTATATGCCGTCAAATTTGCAACCCCTACGACCAGTGGCCAAGTGCTGCCGGAATCTGGATAGTCAAGATTTTGATTTATAGATGCAGTAATAGAAGTAGCTCCAGAACCCTCATAAACATCATCTACTGGAGTTTGACCCAGTGTACCCCTTCTGAATTGATAACTAAATCCATCTATTGATTTAGTATCTGAAATAACATTATTATTAGTAAAGTCACTATTAAATATTGAATCTGAAATATCTCCAGAAAAAGTATCTGAAACTGTATTGGTAGAAGAATCTAAAATTAAAGCATCAGCACTTATACTAGCAATTTTAAAAGGGGCATGTACTTCAAGAATATACTTATTAGTATTACCCGAAGTGTCCACCCAATCAAATGGTTTAATCCCACTAACGGTTGTACATTTTGCTACGGTAGTACTAGTTATACTATTAATTCGTGCGTAAAGATCGAAATCAGACTGAGCTGAAGTAAGTTTTAATGTTATATAAGGCTGATTAGTTGGACCCAGAGATGAATTATGTAGCATCCAATTGTAAAAGAAATCAGATGAAGAAGTAAGAGTAAAAGAAAGCGGATTATCCGAATCATTAGCTACAGCACTAATAAGACTATTTGTGGCTAAACCTCTAATCACTAAATACTTATCCCCATCCGCTCCTCCCGCTGCCCAAGGCGTTAAATCTTGCGGTAAGTTGGAAATAGATACAGCAGTAGAGCCCGAAGTTAGAGTAAATATTGTCCCTGTACTAGATAAAGACACTCCAGCTTGTTCTAAAGTTGCCGCAGGAGCATTGTCTAAATATATAGAAGCAGCTCCGTAAGGGAGCCCTTCTATAGGCCCTTCGGAAATTATATCTGTCATAGAAATAACTTGATTTTTTAAAGGAGTAGTTAAAGGTATATAAGACCCATTAGTAAGCTTAAAGTTGACTCCATGTTTTTCTATGCTAGCCATTATATTAGCCTTAATTCTACTTGTCGTAGAACCTCTTTATCAAAACCTGTTAAATCTGACTCTGCATTAATTAAAAAGTTTTTAACTATACCATCCCCATTATAATTAGCAAATTCAATATCATTAATAAATATTCTTCTATCTGTTGTACGAAGTGAATATACAATAGGTATTTTATCTATTTTAATTGCTAATGGACTGTCTTTAACCAGTATAAACTCATCGTTTTCTCTGACAAAATGGCCTCCTGCAACTATAACACCTTTATAATTATGTATACTATCTGCCCTTGTTTTAAATTGGAATACCCCCGTAACTTCTCCACCTTTAGTATTATCACCAAGTTTAATATATTTAATTTTCTTTTCAGAACCGTCTGCCATTTGTATAAAAGTATCTGGGTCAAAGCAATCATCTATGCCTGCTGACCCACCACTACTTTCTCCTGTAAAACCAAACCCAGAACCAGAGAAGTTGGACAAACTTCCTGCAGTATTTATTGCTACAGATACTGGTTGTCCTGGAACTCTTAATTTTCCATATAATACGGGAACTGGATCTCCTTCTACTACTATTGCTTCGCTTCCAGTATATAAATAACCCTCTTCTTCTTCTGCATCAGTGGCAGGATCGGGTGCAAGCATAGCCTGTATGCCTTGTACAGCTAGAGACATACCCACAGCTGTAATCATAGAACCCATCTGTGCGTAGGTCAGCCCCCATCTCGCTCCTTCTAGCCCGCCTACTACGAAGCCTATATAAATTAATATTGCACCTGTAATTATTTGACCTATTTCACTTTTAGATCCCGCAGGTATAGCAGTAATAGTAACATCTCCTTCTTTTATAGGAGTAAGCAGTTCTTTTTCTTCAATGTTTTTACCTGCAAAATTAATTGTAAAGTTTATTCCTTCTCTATGACAATCTAACAAATATTCTTTAAAGCCAGGGCGATTACAATCAATATTTCTAATTATTTCCCCATAATTATCAGCGTACATAGAAAATTCAGAGCCAAACCTCTTTTCTATTTCCCCTATTAAGTATACTTTACGTTTCATATCTATATGCCTGTTTAAAAAATCTTTTCCACAAGGGATATATGTTTTCCCTACATGAAACCCTATTTTCCATATGATGGTAAAATAAGTCGTTACCTAAATAAACCCCGCAATGATTGGGAATATTCCTCTCTATTGCAAAGATTAATAAATCATTCTTTTGTAAATTATCTACAGGACTAAAGCCCCATTCTTTAATGTGCTCATCCGTCATATAATTTTCATCTGATTTCCACCAGTCTTTCTTATATACTCTTTTCTTTTTTAAATCAATATACAGTTCTTTTCTGTAATAATCTCTTACTGCTTCTAAACAGTCTGTAATTCCCCATTCATAGTCTCTACCCATTAAAGGAATATCTGAATTTTTTGGCTCCAATTTATAACAATCCATACTAGGATAACTAAAAATATAATACGGTATATTAGAAGCATTACAATATTTTATATCAGATGTACTAGGCTCACAAGAAGCCTCAACATGACTGTGTACTATACCTACAATATCATGAGTATGATATATATTAAGATACTCATCTGGGTCTAGTGCAAAGTCATCATCTCCTGCAGCTACATTAGTACAAGGAATCCATTTTAACTTCCCCCTTTTTACTGCTAAAACGCCACAACCTTCCTTAGGAGCACATTCTTCAAAGTGCTTAAATATATTAGAAAGAAGTGTAGCACTGATCATCGATACTTTTCGCTCCCTGGAAATCCGCCAAAAGGGAGAACTTTTTCTGTGTTCTTATCAGTAGAGGGTAGATTATTGTTGCCAGAATCTGGTTGAAATTGAAATCTACATTTACAAGAGCCTAATATTTTTCCACACAAATCCCCTCTTACCCAATAATTAGACCCAATAACTGGAGTTTGTCCTGCAGTTGTAATTGCTCTTACAGTTTTCCAAATTGTATCATTATATTCTACATAAGTATGGTCGTCTTTATCATAAGTATATGTAGCAGAAGCACTATATACCGTATAAGGCCATGCTCTTGTCCAATACGTGGACCCATAAGCAGGCGTATTTCCAGTATGATTCGCTGAAGAATCACCAGGACCGGCCCCTACATCTGATCTCCAAGTATTTCCTGCATGAGTTACCCAAGTATTTCTATTATACCCTGTACTAGCACTATAAGCATTATAAGTAAGGCTAGCACTTACTATAGGTTCATCCTTTATATTGAAATAAGCTTTATATTCAGTACCCGCTACAAGTATTTTACTATTAGTAGGCCAAATACATCCTCCTCTTGAATTTGAAAGAGTCCCTTGATACTCCCAACTACAGTATTTTCCTACAACAATTCTATTAGGTAGCTTTACTCCTTCAAGGTCTGAAGCTGCAGCTAGTTCAAATATTATAGCTACTTTATTCTCACTTGCAATTCTATCAATTATGAATTTTTCTGTTGGAAATTCAATAGGAGGAGACGCATCATCAGCTTCACCTACTAAATATCTTTGTAAAGTTGTTCGTCTAATTAATCTTTTTCCAATTAGATCTTTATTAGTCATGTCTATAGCATCACTAAATGTTGCTAGTACATTTGCTACAGTTAAGGTAGGGCGAGCAGAAGCTCCGTCTGTCTTTCTTTCTATTCCTTTCATTTCTATAGGAATAGCAGTATAAGTTCTCGTGGTATAAGGACTAGTTTTGTCTCTGAATTGGACAGAGCTTAAATCTGCCTCAACCCCCGAATGAAAATATAAAGTAGTGCTATTATCAAGTATTAACTCAAAAAGTTCTATCAGGCCGCTGCCTGGATCTTGTTTCTGTACTGCATCTATTAATGTTGTCATGCTTCATAAACCCTTCTAAATGTTGCGGTGGCGCTATAAAAATCTCCGTAATCATAGCTAATATCAAAAGTATCACATACTACTTTAACTGTAGTTTCATAAGGGTCTGCAACATTACTATCCGGAATGGTAAAATCAAATGCTGTAACTCCGTTTAAAGAATCTAAATATCCTACAATATCATCTATATCTGCTTTTGTTCTAGTTTGAAAAGCCACGCTAAATGTTTCTTTTACAGAATTAATTCCATCTGCAAGCCTTTGCTCATACCCGTCTCCAAAAGTAGCTAAATGAATGTTCGGCTTAGATGATCTTTTTAAAGATTTATCTGGACGAATAGCTTTAGCACCAAACGCTGCTGAAGTTGTGAATCCTATAGCCATTATGCTGTCCCGTATCTATTGAGAATTCCACCAGCTCGTTTCTGGTTTTGTAATTCTTCTTGAACGGCTTTAGCAATAGCTTGTCCAAGCCCTTCATTATCAGCACCCGATGTTGTAGTTTGACCATCAGATGAAACATTTACAGTTATATTATTATTTTGTGCGTTACTTCTCATATCTACAGGAATAGCTTTACCGTTTGGTAGAGGCACAACAGCTTCATTGTATCTACCTTCTCCTATTAGACCAAGTGTTGGACTAGTAGCTATCCCTCCTCGAGCAAACTTACGAAATCCTCCAATCGCAATACCACCATCAGCACCCGTAAACAACGTGGCAAGAATGCCTCCCAGACCACCCCCTGTGCCACCTCCCAAGAGTCCTCCAAGCATATCACCTAATCCGCCAAATATCCCTCCTAGACCTGAAAGAAAGCTACCCTCTCCTCCGAAAAAGTCACCTAGCTTAGTCATCCATGGAGAGTCGTCTGTGAAAAGCTTTTTGAAAGGATCAATTATCCCAGCAAACATACCTCCCTTTACTGGAGCCCCGATTGGATTACCAAAAGCATCTACTGATCCCGGCGCTTTTTTCCCTGACATGAGGGGGTTAATCTTTTCTCGATCTACTCCAAATAATGTATCTCCCCAAGAAGGTTTATCTTCTTCCACTTCCTGTATGTAATTGCCAGTTTCCCTTGGAAGAGCTTTTGTAAGGGCTCCACCATCACCTAATAATTCATATAATGCAGATACCACATGAGTGTCATGAACATAAATTGAATCTTTCTTTAATCCTGCCTCATAAAATGCCTTTTCCAGAGGTATATCTCCCACCTCCCTTGGATCCATCTCACCTGGTTGTAACCAAGCCGGCATCACAGTGCCAATTAGAGTACTTCGGTCCACATCACCAGGATAATTTCTGGATTCATTTATCTCACTGGCCCGGACGGTGCGTAAAACGCCGACATCAGGATTGCTCATCACTACTGGAACTGGGTTAGTTCTGTCGCTAAAGCGAGATAGCGAGGTAAATTCCTCAATTTTGCTACGGAGCTCAGGATCCAAGCTGCTTAGATCAGGCGGAGTGTAGGGCACTCGCTGGATTGCATTCGGCATCCCCCTGGAGGGACCCAGGCCGGCCTGCTTACGTAATTCTCGTACTCTTTTCAGGTGCTCACCTTCTTCTATTAAAGCATCTATTCGTACTTTTTCATTAGCTCTATGTCGGGCAGCTTCTGCTTCAATGAAAGCCACCTTTTCTTGTTGAGCTTCTGCTTCCAAGGCTTTAATCACCGCCAGTGCTTCAGCTTCTGCCGCATATTCGCCTTCAGGGTCGTATTGTGACACCGCGTATTCGGCATCTCGTACGTGAGAAATCTCGTCTACTTTTGCCGTTACTTTTGCTTCCTGTCTATCTTTTGCACCTGTTCCCATTTCTATAGCTTCTTTTACCAGTCTAGCATGTGTTATAGCTGCTTCCTCTATTGCTTCTTTCATTTTTTGAGCCGATGTCTTAAAGCCAAATGCACCCATTACCATTTCAGTAAGTTGTTTTGAAATTGTGTTTGCTACAGCGTCCCATATACTTTCAAACATAGCTCGCATAGCATCTTTAAAACTGCTTTCTTCTCCTTTCATAAAAGCTGCAAAAGTTTTCTGTAACCCCGATTCAAATTCTTGTTTAGCTGCATCGTTTATTTGCATATGGTAATTTAATTTTCTTTCAAGCTCTAGATTTTGTTCTACTAAAATATCTTTTTGCAAGAGAGCGTTTTCAAGCATTCTTATTTGTTGTTTTTCTGCCTTGCCTGTATCAGCTATTTTCAGTTGTATAGCTAATATTTGATCGTCTACATCAGCTATCTTATTTGCATTTTTAAGCTGACTCATTTGCATCTTAATTCTTTTACCTAAAAGTTTAGTAATTCCTATTAATGATTTTTTCTCAAGTAATGTCGTCTCTAAAGTTCGTTTTTTAGCGTCATCTTTCATTTGATCTAAATGATCAAATAGTATAATATGTCTTTCAATCTCCTGACCTCTTTTTACCCAACTTGCTAATTCTGGTCCCTGCATTCCTGAAGGTGCACCACCAATTCCTTCCTCTGCGGCTATATCTCTTTGTCCCACTTCTAGACGTAAAGTATCAGCTAGTTTACCTTGGGTGCTTCTTTTTTGAAGATCCATTAAAAGTTTATTAGTTTCTTGAATGTTATCTTTAGCCATTCTTCCAGCATTAGCAATAGCGGTACTAAATCCTACTGACGCAGATTGAGCTGCCATTAATTTATCTATGAGTTCGTCCCAAATTGGGGTTCCAACCATTTCCGGAGTCAATGCTGTCAATTCCCTTAATACATTTAAATAAGTCATGACTGGATTTTTAGCGTTCCCAAATGCTGCACTAGCAATCTTTGTAGCATCTAATTGATTCTGAAGATATTTACCAAATTCTGTGTAGTCTTCACCTCCAAAACCTCCTTCCATATATGCAATAAGATTGCCACGATAAGCTTTTGCTGCTAATTCTGACCGCTTCATTTCTGCATTAACATTCGCTAGTGTCTCCTTCGTTTTCGCTAGCTCGGCTTCCCACTCCTTTGTGCCGGCTATAATCATTACGTAACCGTCCTTAAATGTATTCGCACCAGTTTCCATGTGTGCAATGGTATCTAAAAGAGTATCCCGATGTATATCTAAAGAAGCAAAATCTTCGCCACCCATATCTAACCATGGAGTCCAAGCAGAAGCTCTTTTTGCCATACTATTCATTATTTCTTCAATGTCTTTGTCCGTTTTGCCTAGCCCCTCTTTGAAACCTTCTGCAACTCCTTCAAACATAGCTTTTGACATAGATATACTAAGCTGCCCTATTCTATTACCCATAGCCTCAAAAAATTGAAGAAATCCTTGCCCATCTTCCACTATAATTTTTTGTACTAGATTAAATTTTTCAAATTCTTCATTTAATCCTTTCACTTTTTCGCTAGCAATAGCCATTTCATCTACTAAATCTTCTGTAGCACTTTTAGCTTTACCAGCATTTTTAAACCATTGATAAGCTGATATCCCTAGTGTTACTAACATAGAAACCATTGCGATCATACCCAATGCTTTAGCTATAAAAGCACCCGTAGCTGCTGCTGCTCCTTTAATCATGGCCATTGTACCATTCCAAGCTGATACTAGTCCTGCCCAGCCCATTTTTAAGTAAGCGCCCGTCGCATTCCACATATATTTAATACTCATAGTAGTAGATTTATTCTTCATCTCTACATCGGTTAACAATTGATACCACTGTTGTCTCAAGCTCGCGAGCATTGTTTTATTACGATCTAGTACACCCCTCATGGATTTGATTTGTATTGCGTTTAACTTGTCACCTTGACCTGCGGCTACTTGGGCAAATGCAGGCTCTGCAATCTTACCTTTAGTTACTGGCGCTTTTAATCCTTTGCCTCGAACATTCACATCTTTTAGAGCTGCGGCCCTTTTAGCTTGTGTCCTTTGTAAATCTTCTAACCGAGCCTGAGCTTCTTGATAGCCCATAGCTAACTCTTTTGCTTTTACTTTTGCATTTGTTGCCCAAGAAGCTAAACCTGTTTTTACAAGTTGATTAGCCATAGCGATTAATAAACCAACTATAAGGTACGGCATCCTAGTTAAAGTATCAGCTATAGGACCAACAACAAAAGAGGCAAAAACTTTTACCTGATTAACAATGTCGTCAAAGGCTTTTCCTAATTTAGTAAATGGATTACCTGAAGGTGCCATAACTGCCATTATACGCCCGTATTTACTTTCTAATTGATCTAATACTTCTAAAGTAACCGCTTGAGATTTTTCATATTGTGTTAACTGATCGGCGGTTTTGCCAATCGAAGCACCATATTTTTCAGACGCATCAGCTAAACGAAGTATAATACCTAATTCGTCCAATAGTTCTGGTTCGGCTTTTGTTACGCCTCGGACGAGACGATTGAAGGCATCTGTAACATCCCTACCTAGTATGATAGAAACGTCTTTTGCACCCTTACCTAAGGCGATTAATTGGTCATTAGACATTCCAGCAGCTTTACCAATAGCTGCAGATTGGGCAGCATTTGTAAAAGTAATTTGAGCATCAGTAGCTGCTATAATATCATTAGTAAGGGATTTAAGTGCAACACCTGTAGCGGAAGCATAAAGTACTTGACCTTCTTTTAGTTTTTGAAGGTCTCCTGCACTTTGTAAAAATCTAAAGGCTGCGCCGATCGCGAAGATATTAGCGGCTAACATGGCATAGGCTCCTACGATTCCACCCATGCCTTGAGATAATTTTGAAAAGTTTTTAGATGCACCAGAAGACTGTTTACTAGCACCTTTCCAGTTTCTATTAAGTGTGCCCGTACTTTTTGATGTTTTATCAGTTTGCTGGCCCAGCTTTTTCATTTCCAGCTGAGTTTTCTTAACGCCTTTACCTTTAACGTTAACGTCTACATCAACTGAACTTTTACTTTTTTTAGCCATTATCCTTGTATGTTATGGGTGTAGTTTTTACCTCCACCGCTAGCTTTCGCTTTACGTTTATCTGCTGATCTTTTTTCGTCTGCTCTATCTGCTCTATAATTAACTAGTTGTCTTTCGTACATTTTCATGAAGTACATAACTGTTTTTTGATCATCTACTTCCCATAAGTCAAATAATTGAGAACAATGTCCCCAATCTTTACCCATATAGGTGCCTGACATCCCTTCCCAAACATCTGATAAAAGGTCAAACACAAAAAATGCCACTTGAACCTCGATCGGAAACTCCGAGTGAGATAGCGGCATCTTTTCTGGATCAGGCTCTTCTCCTAACTGTTCACAAATCCTATAATACTTTTCTATGTCGATAGTAGCATTACGTTGATTTATATATCGAACAAATAGACCCTGAATTTGCTCTACTTGTTCCCAGTAAAATTTTCTAGGTCGCCCACAACATCTGTTACCCATGTATCAAACTCATTAGAATTTTTCATAAGTAACATTGCATTATCATGAGTACAGGGCAACGTATCATTAGGGTCATAGTCTGAAATATCCACCAAAAGAAACTCTTCTAAGTATGAAAACTTTAGCCCTGACCAATCTTTAACTACTGCTTTAGTATACTCTACTAAAAATTTATCTTCATCTAAAGTCTCTTCAGGTTGATGAGTCTTTCGATTAAACTTTGTAGATAAACATCTTTTTCTTAATTTTAACAACTCTTCCCGAGCTAAATAACATATGGATACTTCAAATCCATCACGCCCAGGAAAATCTATTACTACTGTTTTGCTTGGAGTCATAAGACTCGCTAATGAAACCGGATCAGCCTTTGATTTCATAACTGTTGATTCTGCCATCGGTACTTCCTATTTTAGTTAAAAAGGTCGCAGGGGTTTTACCCCCTGCAAGATTATTAATACATTATATTTCAATTTGACGAAAATGTCAAGAAATATTTTTATTATGCTACTGGGCCTTTATACTTCATTGTTACTTCGTCTGCTCCAGCAATCGTACTTGGTAGGGCCATAAACGTTGTTTCCAAAGTAATTATATCCTCAATAGAGTGAGTAGGAATAGCTACGTGACAGTGCGCAAAATCAACATGTAATCCTGGATCTGCAAGACCAGCATCTGTAATAGCGGTGCCCCCTCCAATCAAGAAAGTTAATTTAAAATCATTACTTACTTCACTTCTCTGATCACTTGAAGTAAGATCTTCAAAAAAGTCCCTACTAGAAGTAGTATCATCGGTTGTCTCTGTCAAATAACAAGTCATAGTGCCTCCAAAAGCACGAGCACCTGTTACGTGACCAATTGGTATATTTACAGTTCCTAATTCCTCTGGTGTTAAATAAGTAATATTATTACTTAAAGTTATATTACCGCCTGTTAAAGTCAGAGTATACGTAGCCTCTAGTGCATTTGCAGGGTCATCATTAACCGTAATAAACACTTTTGTTAACCGATTACGAATAAAGTTATTTGTTTGATCAATACCTTCATAAATAGTTGCTTCTGGGCCTAATAAAGTTAATATAGTATTATCAGCTATAGTTTGAGCTGATGATAGTGTAGCTGCTGTAGCTGAGGTAAAAGAGTCAATAGTAACATCTGCTGTCATACCAGTGCCATGGATTCTACGCTCATCATCTGCAGCAACCAGTGAAGTACCATCTACTACAAGACTAGCTGTAGCTGACATAGCTCCATTTACTACTACAGTTTTAGAAATATCAGTAATAGTATCTGCAAATCCAGTCCAATTAATTTGTGCAACTCCATCAATATCAAAATCAATAGACGCTTCACTTATTGCAATTTTTGATAGTTTATAACAAAGTTTATTAGCATCACCTAATTCAAAGTATAAGTTTGCACCCGCTGTTGGACCAAGTGTTGCTATATTTGATTGATCAAATGAAAGATCAGAAACATCAGAGCCTGGTTCTACTTGATCAGTAAAAGCATAACCAGTATAAGCAGCGGGCCCTGAAAACAGTGCCCATAATGCTTCTTCTACTGCATGTACTTTTGCAGCACTATCTGCTTTACCCGCACCCGTTCCTGCGGATGTAAATGGGCGAATGTAAGTACTAAAAGAAAAGTCTACAGGGGCAAGAGAGTCATTAAAAGCTCTTCGTCCTCGCCGACTTACTCCTCCAGTACTTTCCATTTCAGCCAAGGTTATTTCCGATGTATTCGTAGCCTGAGAAAAGCTAAAGCCTTCAAGGACAGGGATCTTCCAAACTTGGGATCCTATCTCTAAAAACATTTGCGAGTCGCGGCTAAAATATAATTGTTGAGCCATTTTTGTCTCCTTCTAACTCTTGAAAAGCCTGAAACTAGAACTTTTGTTCTTGTCAGGATTTTCTAGTATCGAACCTCTATAGTAATTTCTCCTACTCCTAGTGGTTCTAGTACACCTTCATCAGTCTCAATGCTGAATATTGTGATTTGTTGGATAGATTGCGTAACCCCTAATTTATCAGTATATGTTGTACTTGAATTATCTTCAAGTACAGTTTCCACATCTTCTAATAAAGCGTCTAATGCATCTACCGCATCTTCTTGATTTACATAGCATCGTAAAGTAATAGTTAAAAATCTATTCTTTATTCCGCCGGGTAAGTATTCTCTAGTTTCTCTTCCTGCATTTAAATGTATTGCGGGAAACTCATCAACTTCATCCCAAAATTTTAATTTTGGTTCTACTTGTTCTGATAAATCTATATGGTACGCTCCGGAACCATCAATTTGCTTTAGTTTAGTTACTAGAGCATCCACGATTCCTTGTCTACGAGTGGTATATTGTCTAGTTGCCATTATTATACTCTTCTAGTATAGAATCTTCCAATTGCATATTGTGCTGCTATTTCTCGCATAGATCTATCTATTAACCTTCTTGGGTCGTAATCATGGTCTTGTTCAAATGTTCCATAGGGGTTTCTCTGATAAGTATATCCAATAGAAGGAAACCCTTGTGGAGTCATGTGCATATCTGTCGCTCTAGTAGAATCTGCAAATCTTCCTGTTACATTAGTTAAGGCAGGCTCCCCCATATTAGCTCTTACTGTATCTGGTAATTCTTTGTTTATTAGTCCTATTAACTCTAAAGGCATGGCTGCCGCTGTGGCCTGCTTTCTTACACTTTTACCTTTACTAGCTCTTTTTCTAAAAGACGCTCTTGTCTTAGTTTTATCTTTAGTCTTAATAGCTACAATTGAACCTATTGCTACTTTCGCATTTATTTTTCTAGTTGCCTTACCCTTACTTCTTTTAATTTTTCTATGCTCTAGATTTCTTCTTTTAATGTTTCTGCTTCTTTTTATTTCTTTAACTAATGCGTTTTTTACTGTTTTGTCTATTTTCTGAAACATGGAATCTGAACCTTCAAAATTGGCCCACTCGTCTGAATCCTTTAATTTGTCTACCATTTTAAGTAGATATCTTTCTAAACCTATGTCCTCACCTTTTTGGGCAACGTTACTATTAAGGTAGGGTGCTTCAAATTCTATCTTAGTGGTGTCTTCCAGCTTACCTATGTCCTCATATTTTCCAACTGTCCACGTTATACCCCCTTTAAAAGCCGCAAGAAACTCTTGTGTCTTTTTTCTATTTGCTTCATCTAAATTAATAAGCTCTCCTTGCTTACCTTCAAATTCTTCTACCTCTCCTGCCATTTCTTGCTGTCGCTTCTCTGATACGCTGGAGCCTTCCATATGCCCTAAGTCTGCTATAGTGTCTCCGGGCCCAAACCCCTTTCGAACCTGTATAATCTTCTCGTTACCTACATAAGATATTCCAGCAGCTGTTTCTGCGTCAGTAGCTTCTCTACCTAAATATTTTTTATCCGTTTTTCTTGACATTTCTTTACTAGTATCTCTTTGACTATAATCTTCAGCCCACTTATTTAATGCCGTTATCAAATCTTTTTGAGCCTCTTGCTTTATTGAACCCTTAATATACTTGAAAACGTCACCAGGCTTGTCTTTCGTACGTTGCGCTATTGAAAATGAGAAATTTTTGGGATTAGTACCATCTATGAGTGTAGCCTTATACGTCCCTGTTGTTTTCTTTACAAGAGCCTTTACCTTATCATAAAAGTATCTGCACAATCCTGGAACTTGGTCCTTAATTACTTTATCTAGTTCTTTTTTAGCATCTGCTTTTCTTGTTCCTGATCCAAGTACAGATTGCCCTCCACCGGTTGCCGTTTTCTGAGTTGTAGCTCCTCGGCCCCTGCTATGTTTTCCTAAGCCCTCTCTATGGTACATTTCATCTGTTACTTGCGCAATTATCTGCTTTGCATCTATAGTCATAGTGTGCGTTTCTATATTAGAGTTTAAAAGTCTATATATCTCTGCGCCCGTTTTTTCTACTCCGCTAACAGTCGTCTTCTGCCCAATCTTTTTTAAGATGTCATTTAATAATGTTTCTAAACTTGCTCGTGCCATTAGAAATTCTTATAGAGGTCTAAGACCCGCTTTATGTGATCGGGAAAATCCACATTATCTCGCATTGATGAAGTTCCTCTATTTGAAATACTTGCACCTTGCATACTTCGTCTTTCTTTGTACTCGTCTTTTAAATAATAAGTAATAAGATCAGCAACCGCTAGTTGCAAATCTTTGGGGCTAGTTACCCACCCCGCTGTGTAAATAATCTTAACTGCACCCGGTCCTCTTGGCCAGTTAGCATAATCCCACCCGCCGGTAGTACGAATTACACTATCTGTATCACTATCTAAATAATATTCATTATCACCTGTTGTAAGAGTAGTGTAAGAACTAGAGTATCCTTCTCGTTCTTGTACAGTTACAATCGTATTGACAGGGCTTTCAGTTAATTGTACTATATGAGTATTCCAATTAATATTAAAAGTTTCTGTCTTATTAGATGAATAATAGTCTACAATACTATTACCGCAATAGGTTTTTACTAATAGACTCACAGAATCAATAAGCGCATCAATCCTACCATCCTCTTTTACACTCTGAGAAAGGTTTTTTAAGGATTTGTACTCGTCCCTTGTGATTAAGTCAGCCATAAGTCAATTAGTAAAAACCTGGGGGAGAGCCAAAACTCTCCCCACAAGTTAATAATATTAAACGCACCTAATTAGGCGTATTCAATTCTAACAGATGGCTGATCTGCACCAGACCCTGCTACTAGCTCTTCAAATCCTCTGGATTGAGCTGCAACTAGCGCAGTACGCTGACCTGCTACTTCGTAGTCAGTTTCAATACTCACAGCCTTCAATCTAGGCATTAAGTAGTTATGTACATTAACCGCAACGGCTGCTGTTTTAGTAGTAGCTCGTGAGAATTGATCACTTGCTACGACAGGAGATCCATAAATAGATCCTACCTGACCAACTATCTTCATGGCAACATCACTACCAACTTCTGAGATGTCTGAGAACGCCGCATCTGCAATCAGGTTAAAATACTCTTCAACGTTAACAACATATGCTACGTCTGCAGGATTAACTCCATATTTACCCATTTCAGCTCGGATGGACAGTAAGTTTGCACCAGTTAGTGCACCTGAACCATCATTCGCGATATCAGTAACATCAGCTGAATCTGCTGCAAAGAAAGAACCTGCACCATCAGTGCCTGCTCCACCAGCAAGACCCGCTTGATTAGATGTACCATTCATGATTGAACCATCAATTGCTCGAGCATGAGCCCGTGCAAGAGCTGATAAAATCCAAGGAAGAACGTTAACAACGATTTGCTCGTCAGTATCGTTTGCAATGAATGTACCAGAAATCAAGCGATAAGCATTAAGTGTTACGCGACCAACGTGAAAGTTGTTGTCGGTTGCACCTTTCTCTTCCAAGAGATTAGCAGTAGTTTCTAGGCCGGTAGCATTCCAATTTGCATCTTCAGTATCTGGAATGATTGGCAGTACTGTAGCACCTGAATTAACCGCCATCTCTCTAAAGAGATTAGCGACCTTTTGCTCAAGTCGTACTTCATTCTCGAAAGTAGAAGATACGCTTGCATCCAGGCCAATACCAGTTGAGGCGTCATAGGTAACGCCCGCTTTTTGCATAATATCTCGGGCATAGTCAGTATCCCAACCTTTACCAGTAATTCTTCCAAGAATTGAAGCATACATAAATTCTTTGCCCCACTTAGAAATATCACCGTCGCCACGATTTGCAAAAACTCGCTTAGAGTCTTGAAGGCGAGAAATTTCTTCCTTCTTATCCTCAAGATCCGTTTTATACTGTTTGAGAACTTCTGCAATCTCAACATCTTTTTGTGCGAGTTTAGCTTCTACATCTTTTACAAGCCTTTCAGCACCCGTCTCAACTCCTACTCTAATAGCAGTTTTAACTTCCTCTTCTTGCTTGGTTTTCTCTGCGGCCGCAGCTTCTACCTTTTCGGCTTCAGCTTTTTCCACAGCTTTTTGCTCGGCTTGCTTCATTGCAAAGGTAGCAGCAGTTTGTTCTGCCACTTGCTTAGCAAAAGCTTCCAAGTCGACTTCGGGAGTTTTATCTTCCGACATTACGATCTCCTCTTGCACGGATTTCTCCGCCCTTACCGGTGCATTACTAGCTATGCTAGATGTTCTCACATCTTCTTTAGCCAGAGACTGACCGGCTAGATCTACACGATTTGTGAAAGTTTTCTTGAAATCATTATACTCTTCTATAGAATCAAACGATTTCGCTAAAGAAAAAGTAGCTGCCTGATTGCAGGGTACGGAAACAACCGAGACCTCAAACAATTCAGCGTCCTTTATCATAAGTCCGTCAGTTTCCTCGATATAATCAGCGTCCTTGACTCGGAAACCAACAGAAAATGCTCCAAGAACCCCATCCTTAACTAAGTCACATACTCCGTTAGGAGCCGACTTACTAATCCTTGCCTCTAGTTTCAGACCTTTATCTGTTACCTCGAGACCTGTAGCACGACCGATTGGTCGGTCGTAGTTATGATTAAAAAGAATAATAGGATTCTTTTTAAAATTATTTAAACCACCACTTTTAGTCCACGCATCTGGCGAAATACTGTCTCCAGCTCTATCAAAATCTGAAGTACTTGCCATACCACGTATACTAGCACTTCCATCCTTCTCAGTATGAGTTTTAAAAGTGGAAGTTAGATTGAAAATTTTATTCATGTATTTGTCTCATTCCGTCCCGTAGTGATGCTGAAACCTGCAGTGCGAACGGGCTTAGGAGGTGGAGGAACTTTTTTAGCTTTCTTCAAGTTTCCCTTATCCTTCGATTTTCCCTTTTCAATATCTTTTTCAAGATTTGGATAATCAGTATTTATATACTTAAATAGCATACTCCAACCACCCATGATTTTCTTTATCTCTTTAATTGAATAAGGAGTATCATCTTGCCTACTGTATTCTACGGAAGAGTCATATACTTTACCCTTCTTAATATAATACTCAGACAAAGTTTTTAACATTTTCCTCTTTTGCATACTAGTTGACATTTATTCTACCTCTAGTGGCGGTAAGGAGGGTTCTACTTCTTCTTCCTCATTTTGTGCAGGTGCACCGCCTTCATCTGGATTTGCTGCGCTTCCTGCTATATTAGCTGGAATACGTAGATCATCATTACCTTCAATAGGCTCAAAGCCTATTGCCTCTCTTGCCTCGTTCGGTGTAATAACTCCACCATTTACTAGAGAAGAGTAGTATTGTGATTGATCTCTCAATTCTGGCTGTAACGCTGGAATGTTCGTTACATCTTCTTCTAGTTTAAATCCGAAAAATCTTTCATATGCAAAGTTTATCTTTCTTACTATAGGTAGTATAGTTTCTAAGTAGTACAACCTCATATTAGGTCGTATATTTGCATTATTTCCTGAATCTAGAAGTATTGGTGGTACTCCTAGAGATTTAAGAATGATCTTCTCATTTTCTGTTATAGAACTTTGAAAATCTAATTCTTTAAAGTTTACATTTGTAATCGAGTCTACTTCTAGTCCACCATCCAGGATTAAAGGTCTTCGACCTCCTGCATCAGGGCGGTAACGGGTGCTCCAAGACTGTAGCATCCTCTCTTTAATCTTTTCTGATAAAGTGTTAGGACTTTTTAATACAAGTCCCGGTACTGCTCCATTTTTGAAAAAGTTGTCTTGAAACTTTCTCATGCTTGTCATTAAGTTCATTGTACGCAATGAAGGACTTAATCTAGGAACTCCTCGGTATATAGAATAGAACGAGTTCTCTTTAATATGAATAATTTCTGACGGACTATAAGTAATCTTGTCTTGGAAAGTGAAATTTTCTATATAAGTCGTTTTACTTGTATTAATTATCATTTTAGA